CAGTAGGAATCATTACTAAACTTGCATCCTTGTACAGGCTCATATCAATTCGTTTAATTCGTTAATAGTACAGGTTCTCGCTTCCGTTGATCCGCTTGCTGCTTCGACTCTTGTCTCGTATGCATCCATTAGCTGACGACCACGATCTGCCTGGGGATATCTACGGAGTTGCTTCGAGACACACTCGAAGGCCTCCATTGTAGCTCCATCGTCTAGAGCCCGGCCCTGGAATTGGGCCGGATCCAATATGTAAAACATTGCAGAGCCCCAACCGATCGTATTGGTGAATGCGTCTCCGCTTCCCCACCACGTTGATCCGTAGATCGCTCCGTATCCTTTTTCGTCACTTGCCATTCTTATCTGCTATCTTTTTCAGGTAGACCTTGAGCTTCCTGATGTTCTTCTTCTTTGGTGTAGTCTTGTATTTCTTTACAGCATCCATCCGCTAAATGTACTGTCTTTTAGTGGGTAGATGTCCTCGTCCTGGTTTTGATTGTATTCCGGGAAGAGGTTGTTGTTGAAACTCATATAGTCTATAAACCTGCGAGTGTAGTATTCCGCTAGGTTTCTTTCCTTCTCGATCAGGAAGGAGATATCGTCTCTTGATGCCGTTTCTCCGTTTTCCACCTGGCGCTTGTAGATGCCTCCGTTGCTTGCCGTGAAGGCAGCAAACGGTAGGTACTCTGTCATTGCCCAATGGATAAGCATTGGCTGCACGTAGGTATCTACCAGGGTTTGGTAGTTGCCGGTGAGCGAGCCTCCGATTATGTCGTTCGAGATCTTGTTGTATAGCTTGGTCCCGAGGTACTGCTGTACGTGCACCTCTTGTGCGATCTTGATGAACTGTAGGAACTTGTCCGTGTCCACGTTCCCGGAGAGGAACGTATTGCGTACCAAGTCATCTCTTTTTATAAATAGTGCTGTAGCCATTAGATTCCGGGTTGAATGTCTTTAGGACTCTTCGGATTGAGGAATCCTTTGTTCTTCATTTTGTTTGGAGCCACACTTACCTTGTTCGGGTTGCTTGGTGGATTGAATCCTGCCTTTCTAGCTTCGCTTCTGCTGACCGTTTTTGCATTCGGTGAACTTGGGTCCGGCTTGACTCCATTGCGGCTCATATAGGTCTTTCTAAACCATTTGTGGTGGCATCTTGGTCCTCCCTTGTATAGCCATATGCTATAGGTGTCGGCTCCGTAAGGGCCGAACCCGGCATTGACCACTCTATTGTCCAAGGCAACGATGTCCTCTTTTCTGTAGACCTTGTTTGCAGATACCATCTTTCTGCAGAACTCTCTGCTGTTTGATCCTGCCTTCTGTGGTGAGTATTGGTAGCGTACTAGGAACTGCACACCGTCTTTCTCCGCATCCTGCTCGCTCTTCGCTCTCGGTCTTGCTGTTCCGGTGCTTGCTAGGCCGATCATCTTGTCCAGGGCCTCCTCTTGATCGTAGTCTACTTCTCTTTCGTCTACTAGTTCCCACTCCTCTTCATTGATCTCTTCGCCTAGGTCGATCAATGCGTCTGCTACGGCATTGAACTCCTCTTCAGGTACGCAGTTAGGCACTTTCTTGCCGTCTTTCATCTTTGTACCTACCATAACGTATCCTGGCTCGCAAGGATCGTCTTCGTCTTTTAGCTCTGTCTTGCATCCGCAGTCTGCTGACAGCTTCTCTCCTGTTTCCTTCTCTGTTTCTTCCTTTGTTGCTGCTGCACTACGGTCCGTGAACTCTAGTGGCTGCAGTGTACGGAAGTATAGGTCCAGGTTGATGTCGTTTACGGCTAGGATCTGCTCGATCGCACCGATCAGCAACTCCTGGAATGGACGGATCACTGTATTGTCGAATAGTAGTGTCGCTGTTTCGATCTCCTCGGCATTGTTTCCTAGTCCGGAGTTATCCTTGATACCTAGAAGCATTGGCGATGTCACTCGGTGAGCTACCATCAGCTTCTGCATTGATTCTCCTGATAGGAACTCGTATTGTGCTGCTGCATCCGACAGCTGCACCGGATCGATAGTCGCTGCGAGCTCTTTGCTCTCATTGAAGGCAATGATTGCTCGGCCTGCGTTGCTTGATCCTGACCACTTCTCGAGAATGCGTCTCTCGATCAACATACGCTCCTCTTCATCCGGCACTCCGTTGTTGAAGTTGATCAACATTGACGGAGCCATACCATTCTTTATGTTGTTGAGGTGGTAGTTGGCTATTTCCTCTTCTAGTTCTGCATATGGAAGGCCTCCTTGGTAGTCTACCGGGCTGTAGTAGTAGAATCCTGCTTTGTACGGACGCACTACCAGGATCTCCAGGCTCTCATTGCTAAAACCAAAAGCCGGGATGCGATCCGGCTTGTATTGTGGGCTTACCTTGGTCCAATCAGCGCAGTGGTAGTATGCTTCGATGTCTCCATCGTCATTCATCTTCTCTGCACGTAGTGTTTGGATCGGCATATGCTCCACCTGGGCCACTCTTCTGTCTTTTGCGTAGATAACCTGGAAGGCACATTGTCCCATCATTTTTAGATCGGCTGCCACCTTGCGTAGGCAGTCCGGATGAATCAGAGAACGCATTTGAGCGTACTCATTGGGCTTTTTGTTGCTGTCTGTAGCATCGATGCCTTTTCCGAAGATAAGGTCGCTGATAGCGTTTACAATAGCGTTGTTCGTAGGGCTACCGTTGTACCTGTCGATCAGGTATTGGTAGTAGTTGTTATCCTCTCCGTATTCAACGTACTCCTTATTGCGTTGCTCTACGATCGCAGGTCGTGTGTAGCTAGAAAGGTTAATGCTGTGTACCTTCATTATATCGTAATGTATTCGTTTGCGTTAGCTTTTGCGTAGGAAGTGTATTGTCCCTGGTTTGTCGTGTACTTCTCTAGGTCCGTCTGATCCGTGCAGAAGATTTTGCCTCTGTAGATCTCGGTTCCTCCTTGAGTCACCACAAAATAATAAAAAATCCCTTCCGCAAAAGTAAACGTTCCGGTGATGTTCATATAGTTTCCTGATGCTACCGGAGTGATCGTCTCCTGCTCTGACGTGTTTGTCGTTTCGTTCGTTACCGTCACCACCACCTGGTCCGTGGTGTATGATCTAGGTACGAGCTTCAGCAGTTGATTGTCTGTTCTTACTATGTGCATATATAAATAACTGAAAATTTCAGTTTTGTCCAAAAAAAAAGGGACGGCTGCTTGCCGTCCCTCTTGTTCACTACTCTCGGGCTGATTAAGAGTTAGTTCCTTCAGTTACAGTGACTGTTGATGTAGCCAATCCACCGAATGGTGAAGCAGCAGTCGCTCCGTCTAGGAAGTTAGCCGGTAGCACCTCTTGCGCTGTGAATGACAAGGTGTAACCTGATAGGTCACCCATTGCTGCACCTGTAACGATAGTTCCTCCGGTTACCTCTGCACCGTGCTCTAGTCCTACTGCGAAACAGTTATCGTTGTAGTCTTGAACAAAGATTTGTGGACGACCGTAAGCTAGTAGCTTGATCTCGTTGTTATCCTCCTTGCTCAATTTAGGCAAGGTGAGGTTTAGTGTCTGCTCGAAGAACGTTGTTCCGTTCTCACGGCTTGAGTTGATCGATTGCTCGAATGAGCTGTTTCCTTTCAACTCGTATTTGTAAACTGTAAAGTCGTTAGCGAAGTCGGTCACTTCTCCGTCTGATCCAAGTGTTGCTGCACCTGCGTCTCCGAAGTCTGCAAAGTATACTGCTGTGATACCACCTACTACGTCTTTACAAGGAGCCTTGCGGCCCTGGGTTAAATCGCACGCCATTATTTCTTTCTTTTATTCGTTAATCAAAAAGGGCAGACAGGCTTTTGCCCACCTGCCCTTCTATTCATCTATGTTCTACTTTTTAGTTGTAGAGTACGATTTCAGAGCCGATACCGTATTGGATACCTGCTGTGAAGCGCATTACTACACGAACGTTTTGAGAACCGTCCAAGTCAGCCATATCGATTAGCTTAACTTCGTTGTGGTCGCTCAACAAACCTGTACCGAAGAACAAGTTGCTCTTCTGTGCTGCCGCCATTGTGTCATCAGCAAGACCAGGTGCTACGAAGATCTTCACGCCATCGAAAGCCAAGTCTTGGTTGTTGAACCAAGTAGTACCTTGGTTGTTGACACCGTTTGCACCCAAACCTGATGCACCGAAGCCACCAAGAGCACGAACGTATGCACGAGCAACGTTCTGTGATACGTACAAGTACAAGTCCTCTTTGCCGTATACAGCAGTTGGGATCGCATCTACTACTTTACCCATCTCTGTGATAACGTTTGCTGCAGTAACAGTTGTACCTGTTACGTCAACTACGTCAGAGTCTGCTTCCCACAAAGTTTCGAAGCCGTCAAACTCACCTGCAGTAGCGTTAGTACCTTGCCAGATGTTGTTCTCCATCTTCTCTGCTACTTTAGCAATCACGTGACCCAACAAGAAGTCAGCAAAGCTCGGAGGCAATTGATCGTAAGCAGAGTAGCCCATTTGTACTGCTTCCCAATCAGAACGGAAGTCTTTCTTACATAGCTCAAGGTTCACCTGGAACTCTTCAGGTTGCAAGATGCGCTCTGTCAAGGTTACAGTTGAAGTATCAGCAAAGTCACAAGTAGCGTCTTTGACGATTGCGTCAGTCGCTAGCTTCTTCATTACTTCTTTATACTTCACGTTCGGTTTAACGGTGATACCACCGTTTTCGATAGTGTCTGCACTCAACAGTGCAGCCGATACATACTTACCTGCAAATTCGCCAGCGTAAGTTGTAGTGATAGATACGGTTGTTGCCATTGTCTATTCGTTTTTGATTAAATTATAAATTGTATTTGTTGATTATGTCTTCTGCTTTTCCTCGGGCTTCGTCAGCAATCATCATTGCTCGTGCAGCCTGGTCAATGGCAGGTACATCAACTCCTAGTTCTTTTGCTGCAGATTCTATCTTATCAATGTCACCGTCAAGTTCAGTTGAATCACGATCGATAGCTTCCGATAATTGTTTGATGTCAACATATACGCTGTATGCACGGTTCATATGTTGTTCAAAGTCAAGGATAAGATCTTCGAGCTCTCCTGCGTCTTGGGTTAGAATATCTGCATTCTTTTCAAGTTCGTCTACTGAAGATAGCTTCACTTCCTGTGATGCTAGTTCTTCTTGTGGCTTGGTCATCTCTGACCATAGTTTGTTTAGTGCTTTCATTCTTAAATCTTTTTATACAATGCGTATACTTCATTAAACACTTTTCGGAGGCTATCTTGTCTATCTTGTGCTTCAGTAACTTCAGGGATAGAAGCGTCAAAGCCAATGGCTTCTGCTGCAGTGATAATTTCTCTGATCACTGTCTCAATGTCATTATCTATCTTTTCTGCATATTGTAGTTCATCTCCGGCTTGCTGTCCCAATCTTGACAGTGTGTCGATTGCGTCTTTGATATCTTGCTCTGAACGCTCTAGGTCGTTTTGCAAGTCTTTTGCTGCATCAGCAAGTTTCTTTAGCTCCTTTACTGCAGACAGCTGCACTTCTTGCGAAGCGAGCTCTGCTTTCTTTGCGGCCATTTCTGACCATAGTTTTTCTACCTGCTTCATTATCGCTGTGAGATTTTAGCTAGTACACGGTCCAGGGTAGTGGCCTTCGCATTGTGAGCGAATGCCTTCATATTAGGCTGCTGCTTAACTTCAGGATTTGACTTGATAGGCTTCGCTGCCGGTGCAGCTGAAAGCTCCTCTTTAGCCTCTTCTTTCACTTCCTCCTGTGGCTCTTCGCTCATCTCCTCTTCTTTCGGAGACATCATTGCCTTGATCTCATCGATCATTCCTTTGAGCTCATCGATTGCTGCTCCAAGCTCTTCTTTTGTAGCATATCCCATCTCTTCTTTTTCTTCTTCTTCGGCTGCTTCTACCTCTTCTACTTCTTCTTCGGCTACCGGCTCTTCAGCACCTGCCTCACGTAGTTCAGCGATTACACCTTCCTCGGCTACAACCAACACCTGGCCACCTTCTAGATCGTACTCTCCGATCGGTAGAGCTACTCGCTCGTCTTCAGTTACAATGAATACTGATTGACCTGCTTCGAATGATTCTGCTTCGATTACTGTTCCGTTCTCGAGCTTCACTTGCTCGAGCTTCACTTCCTCTTGTGTAGATAGGTCTACATTCAAGAGATGTGCAATTTTGTTTAGAGTCTCTGTCGCTTTCATATATAAATAACTAGTTATTCTTTATTTGTTGCATTTTTCGAAACGTTTTTTAGTTCGTCAAGCTCTCGGAGCTTGCTCTCGGCCCAACGCTTACCGGCCTTTCCTCCCCATAGCAAGTAGCTGATTGTACCACAGGCTTCGCTGTCTCCTTCATCGTAGTATTCCTCGGCTCTTGATAAGTAACTATACATTCTCTTGATCGTCTCAAGGCTGACGGCCTCTTTTTGTGCAAGCTGCTGTGCTCTCACTTTTCCGACCTGGGTTGCACACTTATTGTTGACCTTCTCGTTCAGCTCGATGCCTCGTTTCGCATTGTTGCTCACGGCATCCGGGTATCCTCCGTAGCTTTCGAGCTGCTCCTTCTGCAGCTCCTCACGGATGATCTCTAGCATTGCTTCTGCTTCTTCTTCAGGATCTACTTGTCTTCCCATATTGACCTTGTCAGCAAAGTAGCCTTCTATGGAGAAGCCTTTCACTCTTCCGGTCTTCACGTACTTTTCCCATACGTCCTCATTGTATACCTTCATCGATACCATCCAGGTGCCGATCGGCATATCCATTCCGTAGGCTTTGCTCTTGTCTTGCTCGCCTTCTACGATCCACGACTCTACCACGCTCAAGCCTTGCAGGTCGATTTGGTGTTCTAGGGTACTCTTGTTTTGGTTCCCTTTGGTGAGGAACATCTCGCTCACTTTACGGATCGTGTCTCTTGAGAAGTAGATGTAGTATTCTTCCTCTCCGTTTTTACGGTAGATCGTCTTGTTCGGAATGAGTGCCGGTCCCATCAGGATGCGTCTCTCGCTGTCTACTTCAGCGAGCTTGATCTCCTGGTCCTTGCTCAACTTCACAAAGTTCTCTTCGATTGCAGGGTACTCAACGATTGAGATGGCCTGAACTCCGGCCATCATTTCTTCCTCGTCTAGTATGAGTTCTACTATTTTCATATTGATGCTGTTTTTACTCGTTTTCTATCTAGTTGTTGTTGTGTCGACACATCGCTTCCTACCACGTATGCTCTCACCGGACGCTCTTGGCCGATCGTCTGTGCAAGTTGGTTAATTCCGCTCGTTCCTACAACATTGAATTGTGGAGTTGACGGTCTTGGTCCTGCACTTGTCGGTGCAGAGCTTGTTCCTACCGATGCGCCTCTAAACTGTTGGTTTTGTATCTGCTTGAGCTTTGCTATACCGAATGCTGTTGCTAGACCGGCCTGGATAGCCGGATACGCAGGGAAGGCTGCTGTGATCGGACTCTTCTGTGCTGTAGTGTATGCTGCTTGTGCACCTTCGATTGTACTGATCACTGTGTTTGCTGCTGATAGGGCCTTCTGTACATTGAAGGCTCTTCTCTGCTGTTCTTCGCTCTGTCCTGCGAAGGCTTCCGTCAAAGCTGATACTGCTTCTAGGCCTTGCTTGGTCAGTTCATATCCTGCAGCCATCGTCTCTTCTCTGTTGGCTCGCTTCTCGTCTTCTGTCTCCTTGTCGATACGCTTGCTCTCCGATGCGTACTCTGCTTCGAGGAGTAGCTTCTCGTCTAGCAGCTCCTGGTATCGGGCCGTGCCCTCTTTTGTGAGTGCTAGCTCGTCTTCGATAATGCTCACTCGTGCATTCTTCGTTTCTTCGGCTAACTCCTTCTCTAGCTCCAGGCGCTTGAGCACATTCTCCTCTGCATCGATTGCCGATTGCTTCGCTATCTCGTTAGCATCGATCTCGGCTTCTTTCTTGCCTCTTGCGATCTCGAGCAGTTCACGCTCGAGTGCTTCTTGGTTAGATAGTTGTTCGGATCTGAATCCTGCAATCTGTGCGTCTACTGCAGCTACCTCGTTCTTTGCGTCTATTAGCTCTCTTTGGAACTCGACGTTGTTCTTGTCGAGTGCTGCGTTCATTTCCGCTTGCTTGAGCCTGATGTTTGCATTGGCTCGCATTGCTGCTTCCTGTTCGTCTAGGATCTCGCCTAGTCTGTCGTTTGCTGCGATGCGTTCCTCGATCGTGTTTCTCTCGTCATCACGGAGTTGTCTCTGTTGCTCCGCTTGTAGATCGTACTTCTCGATGAGGCCCTGGTTAATCACATCGGCAAGTTCTGCTTGCTTGTTCAGCTCCGTCATTGCTCCGGCAGCTTCGTAGGTCTTCTTGGTGTAGTTAGCTACGGCTCCTGCTACCTTCTTGGTGCCTTCTGCAATCTTCTGTGCGGAGTTATCCACTCCGGTGAAGACATCGACCATCTCGGTCCCTGCGTTCTTGACCTCATCCAGGGCTCCTTTGAAGTCTCCGGTGAAGAACTTCTTCATTGCCTTTCCTACGAATCCTAGCACATCGAGCATCGATTGGAATCGCTCGATAATGTTGTTCTTGATTGCTTCGCCTAGTGCTCGGATGTTCTCTCCTGGGTTCTCGAATACATCTTTGAAGAATCCTGTTATCCCTCCGATGTTGTTTTCGATGAACTTGACGAAGTCGCTGAATGCGATCTGCAGGAAGTTGAAGGCCGTGTTGAATATATCTACGACTCTTTGGTTGTTATTGAATAGGTCGTATAGGATCTCCATTGCCTTCTCCACGAGGAAGATGATTCCGGAGGCCTTACCGATGTTTCCGAATGCTTTGGATAGCTTGCCTACTCCTTTTGAGCTGCTTTCGGCTGCTGATTCCACAGCCTCCACGCTCTTCTTGGTTCCTTCTAGCTCCTTGTTGACGTCTCCTAGGCCTTTCTCTAGGCCTGTGGACATCTCCTTGATAGCATCCTTGAGCTCATTGATTGCACCTACCAACTCATTGGTTTGGTCCGTTGCATTTGACTCTACGTCTATTTGTACTGTTTCTTTGATCGCCATCTGTTGTTCTTTTTCTCGTACTTACCTTTTGCTATCGCTATCGTGTCTGTCTTCGCTTCTACCAAGGGTAGCAGGTCTAGTATTGCCTTTATCATACGTCATTGAGTAGTTCAAGTGTTGCTTCTCCGGTGGTGAGGTTCAGGTCCACATTGTTGATCCTGTAGTTTCTCTCCTGGATCGTGAGCTTGTCATTTGTCTTCAGGGCCAACATTATGCCCAGGGGCAAGTTGGCCTTGTATACGAACAGCCTTCTGCTTGCATCGTATAGGTCCGTTATGTAGTCTTTCCAATAGGTGCTGTATAGCCCTGTGGAGAACGCTTGCAGGTGGTATGGGTCTATCTCTGTTCCGAAGTTCAGAGTCTTGGTCACGCTTGTTGCTACATCGCTGTTCACGTTGCTGACTAGGTGGAAGTCCGTCTTTGCGTTTTCCGATCCTGTCATATCAATATATCCGAACTGCTCCGTGCCTCGTATCTGTCCGGCCACGTAGAATATCAGTGGTGAGCCGATATACGGCTCAATCTCTCTTGTGATGCTCTTTCCTACTCCGATTGTCGTGAGACCGTTGTTGTGGTTCACGAGTCTTTCGAAGAGCATATGGTCGAAGCCCACTTCAATACCAAACTCTTCGCCATCGAAGTCGAAGTCGGCACGTAGATCACCATAGCCAATATCGTTCTGCAGTCTATACTGCTCTCCGAGTATTGCTTCTGTTTCATTGTACTTGAACTCTATCCTTCTGTAGAGTTCCGTTCTTTTGATCGTAGTCTCTGTGGTATCCACGTATTGACTGATCTCTCTTGTCGTTCCTTCTCCGTACCAGTCGTCTAGTGGCTCGATGTCGTACTTGTTCGGAGCCGTAGGCACTACCACCAGGTTGAAGGCTCGTATCAGGCTCGACAGGAAGTCGCTGATCTTCTGTTCCGGCATCTGCTCGGATACCTCAACAGTGCTTGTGATGCTTTGAGCTGCTAGTCTTCCGACGGTGTCGGCTTCCTGCCAACTTGCTCCGTCATCATACTCTAGGTAGAAGGTTGTTGTGTTTATGCTTACTGCTGATGCATCCCAATCATCTGCAGGGCTGAATCTGAATTGGATTGTGTCTCCTATGTCACGGGTTCCTAGGCCGATGGTCTCGTTTGACACATTGCCGCTATGAGAGCGGCTTGTGTATAGCTCATCGTTTATGTACACTATGATCTTGTAGTCATCTGTTGAGTTGAGTGTGTATCTTACTCGTAGGTCAGCCTCCTGGGCTGCCGTTACCGTGTACTTCTGTGTTGTTAGGTTGTAGTCTCCTGTGTTGTTTGTTGTGAAGTTAATCACTTGCGGAGTGAAGCCATTGCCTTGGTCCTTGAACATATATCCTGCTCTCCGGTGACACCACATAAATAGTTTGCCGAAGTCAGCGCTGTCGAAGAAGTCGCTCTCGAAGGTGACGCTGTATTTGCTCTCTATGGCATCTATGATCTTTTGGATCTTGATTGCCGGCTTGAGATCGTAGTAGAACACACCGTGTTCAGGATGCCCACTGTGGTAGTGGATATTGTCGGCATCGTGATTGCTTCCGCTTGAGTCGTAGTACCAATTGCGTACCGGGGATATCAGTGGGTAGATTATACTACTGCTTGTTCCGCTTACGTATCCGTTTAGTCCCGTGACGATGTTTGTGTCGTTATAGGTGTGATCGTATGCTGATAGGTCCAGGTCGTTCAGCTTGTCCTCTCCGAACAGGTCCTTCAAGGCTGTTGTGTTGCTGTAGAACGATACGGAGTAGGCATAGGCCTCTCCGTCCTTCATCTGCACCTCCTCGAGCTCTAGGACTCCGTCTCTGAACACATTACTGTTGATCTCGATGAAGGCATCTACTCGGAGGCTTGCATCGAAGCCTCCATTGATATCCACGTTGTAGTAGTGCTTGAAGATACCGTTGTTTGTTGGCGATGCCGGGATCGTAAACCCTTTGCTGTAGTCACTGAACACCTTCGAGATGTCACTCACGTTCTGTGTCGTGATGTTCATCTCGATGCTCTCGTCTTGGAACAGGTCGGCTCTTTGTCCGTCAATATATAGGGTTACTTTATACATATCGGATGTCGAATGCTTCTTCTACTTCTATCGTGTAGTTGATGTTTCTGTCGTTCACGTTCTTCTGCAGAGTGATGTTCTGTGTTGATACATTGACCGGCACGTCATCGAGCATCACTCGCTCGCTGATCAGCATCTGCTCTATGATATCCTTGTAGTCTTCTCCTACCCACCCGGTATTGAGTGTGAATCTCTTTCTTCCGTTTACGTTGTAGCGTTGATATAGCGGGTTTGTAGTGGAGTAGCTGAATCCGGATGCTGATGATGATCCGATCGACTTTCTGTATTGCTCTCCTGATGCGTCTATAGTTTCCTCGCTTCTCTTGAAGAAGGTTACACTTTCCCACACTCCGTTCTTGTTTACGAACTGCATTACGCTCGGTGTGTACCTCGCTTCGCAGGTCGGGTAGAATCTCCTGGTATCAAGTGTTGTTCCGTCTTTGTCCTTCAGGTTCAGGTCGTAGTAGTTCGTGTATGTCAATGATTCTCCTACACTATCTAGCCAGGCTGTCAGGTTGTTGATTCCACACGGTAGCAGCATTATGCGCTGCTCGGCCTGTAGGCCTTGCAGGTCTGCTTCTGTTATAGGCAGGTCCACGTTGTATCCACCATCACCAAGGAACTCTACTTGGTGTAGTCCTATGTTAGCGCAGGCGCTTCCTCCTTCTACTGTTCCTCCGTCTGCTACCACTCGGTCCTTGTAGGCCCAATAGATGTCGTAGCCCTCACCCCATTTACCGAGGTAGACCGGGACCACCTCGTTTCCGCTATCCTTGATGTACTTGACCGCATTGACACTTGCGAAGCCCTTGTTCACCTCTTTGTTAGCCGCCTCAATAAAGATGTGGTATCCATTCGAAGCCTCGAAGATATCAGAGCTTCCTGTGTCGTTTACCGTTACCGGTGGATTTGCTTTGTTCTTGTAGTTGACATCGTAGTCGATCTGCACCCACACTACGCTACCGTCCGGTGCGTAGGCAATGTCCTCCCCATCAAAGTTCTCGTATGCGTTGGATAGGTATTCTCGTACCATTGGAGCGATGTCGAAGGATACATCGGTTCCTGCGAACACATCACGGAACAAGGTGTACTGTGCTGATCCTGGCTTTGAGTTTCTTGCTCCGGTCCATATGAATATCTCGAACTCCACGTCCGTTAGGGACGATGAGAGGCTCGAGTAGTTTGCCGTAATGTAGATTGGGCTTCTTGCTCCCACTAAACTTTCAGGTGATACGATCGGCATTAGAATATGTCTTTTAGTGTGTACTTCATAAATTCTTCAATGTCTAGCTTGAAGGCTTTTCTGATCTCTTGAGGCATCCTCTTGTAGCCCAGGGCAAAGGCCCGGCTGAAGAAGTGGCTTGGTTTTATGCCGTCTCGGTAGATCTTGTTCTGTATTGCGAAGGCTAGGCTTCTTCTCTTGATGAACCTTCCTTTCTCGTCTCTGATGCTCTTGAAGCCTCTCTTGACGATCCACTTGTCTAGTGGTCCGATTGGTGGCTTCTTGTTCCGGAAGCTGTACGGTGTGTTGTACTTCTTCTTGATTCCACTTACACCTTTGTCCTGGAACTCTCCATAGTCCTCCATAAAGAATTCGAAGCTGAAGCTCACTCCGCTCTTGCTAGGCTTGCTAGCGTAGCCGATTGAGTTGTACAGCTTCTTGCTTACATTCTTCTTCTTCTTCGTGAGGTTCGTTCGTGCTTGCTGCACGACGTACTTCCCGAACTTGTCGAAGGTCTCTTCTAGGTGTTTAGGATCAAACGCAGGCACTGATATCTCTGTTTGATATACTTATGTTTAGTGTCATATCCCATCCTGCTAGCTCATTGTCGAAGCGCTCTACGAATGGCTCCGCAGTCGGAGCGCCTTCGATCTGATACAGGTCGCTGAAGATTGTTCCTCTGCTCATATCGGTCCATAGCTTGTTGGCCACCTGGAGCATCGTGTTGTGCACGTCTTGCTCGTTATTGTTTCCTCTGAATGGGATGTCTTCTCTTGGATCGTCTTTGTTGTAGTCCACCAGGTCAGCGAACAGGATGCTGACGTTGAACGTCATCACGTGATCTGCAAAGGTCACGTTCTGCACTACGATGTGCGCTAGTGGGAATATGGTCTGCTTTGCTAGGTCCACCTCGAGCAGGTCCCCGGTGGTTACCGTGGTGATGCTCGGGCTTGCCTCGAGTGTTGTTTTTAGCTTCTCTAGTAAGTCGTAGTATCCTGTCATTTCTTCTTCAACATCTGTTGTTCTAGTTCTATCTTCTCTTTCTCGAACTCGAGGTACATCATAGCTGTATGTAAGGAGAGTCTAGCCACGTTCTCAAACTTTGTAGGGTCTCCTTGAGCGAGTGCATAGAAGCTCGTGTACCATCCCCACTTTCGTGCGAAGTTTGCTCCGCTACTGTACTCGTCTCCTGCTCCTCCAAAGAGTCCACCATAGCTATCGACAATTCCGTTCCTAAAGTCCAAAAAAAAACCAACGCACCAAAGACCACGTCCATCGTGACTTGCTTCATTGTATCTTTATACTTGTGGCTGCTCTCGTATTCTTCGATACGATACAGCTCTCCTTTCTCTTCCGTTACCGGCCGGTAGAGGATAGCCATTGCATTGTGCATCGTTTCCCACTCTACGATCGTGCCGTCCAGGTCCACATACTCTCCGAAGGTTATGTCCTCCAGGTTCGGTATGAATCCGAACTTCTTGTCTTTGATCCTGGTCTTCGTCTTCAGCATATGCTTCTTTTCGAAGTATCCGAAGATGCGTTTGCTGATCCTCGCTACTTCCTTGTAGGGCATATTGTTGACGATGATCAAGGGCACGTTGCAGAAGATCTCAATAGCTTTCTGTGCTATGAACATCTCGTCTTCGCTTTGGAGCGAGACGAAGCGTTGATATTGATCTAGTGGTATCTCGTGCAATCCTTCCGGGACAATGATCTCTACCTCCATATATAAGTAACTGATTTTTCTTGTTCTGTTTGAAATTTACCTCACTGCGTATCTTCCGTAGTTCGGTCTGCTCATCCTGTTGTATGTCGCATACCTCATCGCATCGATTGCGTGATTGTATTGGTCGATTGGTTTGTTTAGGATCTTGCCGTTTGTGTCCTCTACCCACTTGTAGTTCCTCATCTCCTTGATCAGGTTTACGCTTCCCTTGGTGATATAGAGCTTGTGTCTCTTGAGCATATCGATACCGGCCATTACGCTGTCCGGTCCTTTAGCTGTCGGCTTAATGTTCCATCCAAACAGTTGCAGCTCCTTGATGCTCTTCGGTTCTGCACTATCAGCAAATATCTCTGCTCTACGGTCCAGGTTCATTCCCTGGAGCGTCTTGTGAATGTCTCTGTTGGTTAGGCCTGTTTGGTATAGCTTCTCATCGAAGTATAGGTCTCCATCGTACTCGTAGGCTACCACAAGTGTTGTTGGGTCGTTCGTGAATCCAAAGTCCATTCCCATTGCCACCTGTCTTGCTCCTTCCGGTACCTTGTCTGTTTCGTGGTATTGGAAGATGAGCGCCTTGGACGCTCCTCTCTCTCCTAGTCCATATACCTGCCAATACTGTTCGTCTGTTTCCTTGAGCCTCTCGATCTCGTCTATGATCGTCTGTGGTAGGAATGGATTGTCAAGGTAGGTTGTCTTGTGGAACTCTGCATCGTTTCTTGGTATGACCTTGTCGTATATCCAATGGTATTCATCGGACGGGTTGTAGTCGATGATTACTCTTCCATTGGTCCGGAGGATGAGCTGCTGCCAATCTTCGTAGTGCAGCTCGTTTGCCTCATTGATGTACAGCAGGTCTCTCTTGCGTCCTCTTACCTTCTGTGGCTGATCTAACGATATGAACTCGACCATATTGCCTCCTAGCATATATTCGTGTGAGCTCTTGTTATGATTGCCTGGGTTGTATTGTCCGACTCTTTCGAGGATCTCGAAGAAGTCTCTCATCACGGATGAGCGTACTGCCGGGAAGGTCTTCCGGCAGATTGTTATTGTTTGTCCCTTCGCTTCGGATAGGCAGTAGTAGATTATCCATATCAGGATGTTGTATGTCTTTCCTGATCGGGTACCTCCCTGCTCTATGACTATCTTCTTGTCGGCTTGGAGTAGGTGTCTGAATACAACATTAGTCTCTAGCTGCATCTACGATTGTGATGTTGAAGCCTGTGTCCGTATCGTGCTGTATCTCCTGGCGCTCGATGTATCCTCTGTTCTTGCCTTTGGTCTTCAGGTAGAAGATTGTTGCAGAGGTACTCCCTTGCTTAATCTGCTTATGCAGTTGGCTTTCGGCAAAGTCCAGGGCCACGTTTTGTAGCTCGTCTATTGCTTTCTTGAACTCCGGATCGCTGTTGTAGTAGTCGTAGTAGGTCACTCTTGATACTCCTACAGTCTTGCAGGCCTGTGTTACTACACCGAGGCTCTGTTCCATTGCTTCGATGAGGAGCTTTTTAGTTTGTAAAGTTTTGTTAGCTGCCATAGTGTCTAAATAGGAGAGGCCGGGTAGCGTAAGCGACGCTACTCCGGCATTACCAAACCAATAACCTTCACGGATTTGGGATGAAGGTTGAGAAATAAGAACGTTTGCTTATACCTGCTCTCCGTTTATTTTAATTATTATGTGTTCGTCTAGTTGCTGCATCCGGTCTATAATGACCTGGCAGTACTTTGGGTCTAGTTCTATTCCGTAGCATTTTCTTCCTAGTTGGTGACAGGCTACCATTGTGCTTCCTGATCCGGAGAATGGGTCTCCTACGATCT